ACCACCAGCAATATCACCTTTCAGAGAGAAAGGATTACCATTAGTACGAGCATGTTCTAACCACGCATCCAAAATGTTATTTACGTAAGTAACAGTCAATGTAGAATCTGCACCAGTACCGGCGTCATTAGAAGTAATAAATGGTATTTTAGCGTCTGATTCACCAGAAATAGTATCTACATCCAATACTGTGCCCGTAGGAACTTCTGCTCTAAACAGTAAAATAAGGCGCTTAGGACTTACTTCTGTCGAAGTCAAAGTATCTTCAGTATCAAAGTATTCAAGGATATAAGAAGTGTAGAAATAATCAGGATTGATATAATTCTTTCCTTCAATAAACCAATCACCTCTTGGTTGCAGTTGAGCAGTATGTACTGCCAAACCTGCGCGATGACGCCATTCTATAAGCCATTTAGAACCTTGACCAGTACCTTCACTTGCATTAATATCAATGCTTTTAGATATATCACTAGCAACATCGCGGAAACCACCTGCCAGATTAAGTTCTGGTTGTACCATTACTTGTTCAACATCATCATAAGCAGCGGCTACATTGTGTGCAAGACCTACTACAATAAGAGTATCCAAAGTAAAGTTTGAGTCAGTGCCGTACGAAAGATTTTCAATTGTACTAACAGCACTTAACGAAGAATCAGCGTTATTGATAAGTGCGGCAAGAGATTGAACAAGAGCCTCATCAGCAATAAAGCTGCTAGAAACACCATCAACCGTCATAAATGGAATTGCTGTACCAACTGCAATATCACCTATTACCGAACCGGAAGCACCCGAACTATCAACACCAAATACAACAACATTACGATTACCTTTTCTGTTACCATTAGAACCAGTTAACGAAACTGCTTTTGATTGCAAATTAAACGTGTAAGCAAGTCTTTCGAGAACAAAAGATTGATCGTTTGTAATTGTAGTAAAGTCTGTTACAGCAGGTACAACTGCATGAATTACTTCATCATTATCACCAAAGAAACGGTCGTTTCTTACGGATTTCAAACGAATATATGCTTTGTATTCAGTATCATCTACTGGAGTAAAAGCAAATTCATAACATTGTGCACCAGCAACGGGATACTCAGGAAGTTTAACAGTTACTGCACGAATATTGGTTTTATTAATTACACCACTTTCAAGGAAACCTTTATCACCTGCTTCAAAAATATCAGCAAGATGAATTTTTTGAGATTTAGGAGTTCCTACAACAACTTTAATTGCTTGTACTTCATTTGAATCATCACCTGCTCTTTTGTATTCTCCCAGTGGACGAACTGAAGAATCAAAATCCCATGCAAGGACGCCAAGTTGACCATCTTGTAAATTAAGAGCGGTCGTAGCAGTTGCAAACTCGCCAGTGGGAACAACTCTGTCCCCTTTTACAACAAAAATATCATCCATCGAAACCTTATTGGTTTTTTTAAATTTTGTCATGTGTTTTTGAAGATTTTTTCTTCACTAATTTGATTTCTGTTATTATCTTCTAAAATTCTTGCAATGTTTTGAACAGCGATGTCCACAACAACTGTATGAAAATCTTCTGGTAAATCACAATTTACAGAAGAAGAAGAAGACGAATAGGCTGTAGTATCGCCTAATATGTATTCTAAACTATCATAACCGCCACTAAATACTTTGACAGGTTTTCTTAAATATTCAATATCGCACGTAATTGTAGATGATGTTATTTCTTCGGGAACATATAAAAATAACGCCGAATTAGGAATGCTAGCAGAAGAATCTTGTTTTATTGCTCCTAAGCATCTTTTCCATACTAAACTAGGTTTAGTATTGTAATCTCTCAATTTTATATCTAAATCATTATGTCTTAAAATATCAATTGGAATTACTAAATCATCACAGTTTGGTACAAGTATTGAACCTCTAAGAAAGTGTCTGTATTTTGGGTTTAATGAACTAAAATTTATTTTATAAATTGAAGAAGAAACTAAATTTGCGGAAACAGATTTATGCGGTACAACTAATGTAGATAACATGTCTATTCTTTGCTGGTTTATTTCAAAACCAAGATTATATTCTTTTGGATTAGAACCATTATAAAAAATTTCTACATATTCATTTATTGCATCGTTTATTATATCATCAAGATATGCATCGGGCAAATCTTTTTTATGATTAGAATTTATTTTATTCCATCGCAATTTAATTTCTTGCCGCATTCTACCTATTACCATTACTCAAACCAGATTCCTTTTTGTTTAACTTCGTTATAAAGATCTCCATACCAGTTAGTAGTAGAAGTATCTTCTGGGTCCCATGTTTTTGCTTCATTTTGTAACAACGAAACAAACTTTTCGTAGTTATTATGTTTATGCATATTTGGAACGCCTGACTTACTATGCCAGATATAATAGCCGTCTGAAAGTTTAATAACTCCAGTATTAATTGCTTGTTGTATTAAATACATAATATCAAATCTTTCTCTTGATTCTTTTTCTTTTAACATTGATATAATTTTCATAAATTTATCAATGTTATTCATTTGATGAGAAGAATCATTTAAGTATTCAGTAATAGCATTTTTAACCATTTCTTTTGTTGCATTGTTTTTTATAATTGGTTTTCCCGAATTAGTAGTTAACAAGCAAGCAACTTGATAGTTTTTGTAATCTGAACCATTTTTTTGAAGATTTACTTTTTCCCATGCTGCTTCGTCTATAATATCTTGTTTTCTTGCTTTTTCAATTTCTGCTTCATGTTGTTCAGATACAAAAAATAAATGTATGCTATTATTTGCAGTATTTTTATTTTTAGCAATTGCTGTATGATTTTCAATTAATTGAATTGCTAATCTTCCTCTTGGAGTTTCATCTGTAAAACGATTAGGTCCATCATACAGTGTAATATTAAATGTTTGTAAGTAGTTTGGTTTTTCTGGAGTTTTAGAAAACTTTGAAAAATTAAAAATAGTTACACCACCTGCTACTTCAGAAGTGTAATAACCTGGAACAACATCATCATATATTTCATACAATAATTGTTTTTTAATTTCAGATTTAGTTACAACATCTTTAAGAATTTCTCTCCATTCGTGAGAAAGATTATATTTTACCATAACATCATCAATTTCCATTTGGAAAAGAGGATTTGTTACAGAAACATCCAAACCTGTTTGCAAACGATTAGTAGTTGCATTATATTGAAAACTTAAATTGGTAGCGGCTCCAAATTCTTTTGTTTTATTCATCCCTTGTGTAACTGTAATATCACCAGTCTTAGGATCAATAATTGTAAACATTTGTTTGTCTCTACCTTGTGTTGGAATCCTATGTACAGGATTCACAAAAATTACTTTATGACTTTTCATGTCTTTGAATCTTTTCGTGATTTTAAAAAAAGGGTGTTTTTTACTAGGAAACACCCAAAACCTAAACTATAGAACTAAGCAGGATTAAACGAGAACTGAAGTTGAACTAAAGCCAGTAACTGGGTTGTAAGCGAGTCTACCAACGCGCGAAACGTCCCATACACAAAGCGAGCCAGAAAGTGCACGATAAATACCAGTTTCTTTGTTGTTACCGTATGCATTAGAGCCATCTTTGATAGCGCCAGTTTCAGCATTGTAAACATTAGAAACCATGTAGTATTCTTCTACACCATCTTGCATAACCATCGTAATATTTTCTTCACGAGCGCCAGATGCTTTTTGTTCAGATACACCAAAGTCAAAAATATCCATAGCAAACGACTCAAGAGTACGGTTAGTGCCAGGAGCCAGTTGTGGGAACAGTTTACGATCATCTTTAATTGGATCGTGAACTATTTCTACAATAACACCATTCATCATTTTGATTTTGGTAAATTGAGCACCATACTCAAGTTCATTGCTGTGGTAACCTTGACCATCTGTACGTTTTTGCGTAAACAGAGTATCAATGTATTGGAATTGGCTTGCTTCTTGAGCGATCAAACGAGACAAGAATTCAATGCCACCTTCACCAGATGCAATTACAATATGACGATCTGCAAACGATTTACGAGTGATGAAAATTTCCATCAAGTATTCGTAAATTTCACTCAGAGTAAGAGTACCATTGTGTTCTTTGTAGTGACCATCTTTTACAAGTTGTCTCCAACCAGCAGCCACTTTAATGGGACGACCAGTATCTCTGTCTGTAGTTTTTTGCAGTTGACCAAATTCCATGTGCATTTCACGGTCCATTTCTGTACGCTCAAGCAGTCTGGCTTCGGCTTTGGTGATAAACACACCCTTTTCAATAGATTTAGTTTCACCAGAATTAGTGGTATTAAATTGTTGATAGTAAACATAACCAACACCAATTTGTTTGTCATCACCGATATAAGACGGCATAGCGCGTCCTTCAGTACGACAAGCAATTTCAGTACGAATAAACTTATCTGACATTTCAACTTTGTTAGCAAAGTTAGAACACCAAGATTGAAGTTTAAACATCTCACCATATTGGTCAGGTGCATACTTCGTGTTAAGTTCATCCGAAACAATGCTGGATACTCTTATTGCTCTACGACCAGGTTGCAGATATTCAAGTGGAATCCATGCAGTCAAATCACCAGTTTGGAGACTAACTTCATATTCCCAAGAGTTAGCGGAACGTTGGTAACCTTGTCCATGAATAACCAGTAAAGGAAGATCAGAGTTTTCAAGTTTAATAACAGCAGGTTCATGTAACCAAGGACGGTCAAGGGCAATTTTAAACGGAATACCCGCTTTTCCAGGTGTTTCAGAAGTGGTCAATACTTCAGTAAAACGAAAATCTACATCAGCATCAGCCATCAGATACCAAGAATAATCGTCAGTACCTCCAGGAAGTACATAAACATTTTTCTTAGCAATGGTCATGTATGTAAATTTTTTGTTCACCAAGTGTGAACCAAGACGGCTAGAAAATAACTGTGCCGTTTTTACACCAAAATTAAAGGGTTGGTAACGTCTAAACATAGATGCGTGTGTGTACGAATCCATATAAGAACCACCCCATGCTTTACGCTCATGCGTTTCTAAAGCAGTACGTCTGTTCATTTATTGTATTTAAATTTGTAATTAAGTTGCTTTAAATAACTGGCACAAGATCATCTTCAAAATCTTTGTTAGGATCTG